ACTCGAACACGAACTACGGGGCGCGGCTGAAATTCTGTTGGTTAAACTAATCGGAGACTCTATATAAGGTACGAGATTACCACCGATATTCTCCGAGGGATTAGAACCTCGGCAACAGCATAATAATATAATATATATATTTTATGGAAAGCCGGAACATAACATTAACCATATGTGGGGAGTGGCTTGACTTCTCCCCACAAGACCGGAAGGCGGTCTGTAAAATTGATGATTTATTTAAACTGACCGGAAATATACCTCTGGTCAGTTATCCGTTATATAACCTTATACCGGAAATTATATCAGACGAAAATTTGGAACGCTCATTTAAGCGTGTCATGGCGAATCTACGAAATGCAGATGCTCGAAATGGGAACAGGTCTATGCCGAAAACTATCATAGACGGTATCGAATGTTCTCCAAGAATGATTCGTTATGTGACAAATAAAGGAAAAATATTTGAAATGTTGAAAAACCAAATTGGTAATGGTACATTCCGTATCAAGAACCTTAAATCATTTCTTACTGAAGACGGCCCGAAAGTAAGAACAGTACAAGCTCCTTCGGTCATAGAACGCATTGGGAGTAATGCTATTATGGAACCGTTGGAAAATCGACTTTCTTCTTTATTGATAGAAACTACCGCTGCTTCCATACAAGGACGTGGACCGCATGGGTTGTTTCATCAGATACAAGCTGCAATGGCAGAAAATCCTAATCTCAAATATTACTATCAAAGCGACTACAAAGGATATTATGACAGTATTAATCACGAAACTTTAATTTCTATTATTAAAAGATATGTAGGCGATCCTCTTCTTTTGCCCATTCTTGAAAATTTTGTGAAGGCACTCTATCCTGATGGAGAATGTGGTATCAGTAAGGGATTGCGATCGTCTCAATTCCTCGGTAATCTTTATCACAATGATATTGACCACCGGATGATTGATGTGCATGGAGCAAGATATTACTTTCGATTCTGCGATGACATTTTTATTCTTGGAGAAAGTAAACGCGAGTTGTGGAGGTTACGTGACTGCTTGCACATCGAAGCAGATAAGATGGGGCTTACGATAAAATCAAGTGAGAGAGTTGCCCCTATATCTGCTGGTATGGATGCTCTTGGGTATGTAAATTATGGTAGCCATACTCTGTTAAGGAAACGGATAAAAGTAAATGCTGCTAGAAAACTGTCTAAGTTGAAATCCCGAAAGCGTAGACAACAAATAATTGGATCATTTAAGGGTATGGCTTGCCATGCCGATTGCAAGCATCTATTTTATATACTTACAAAAAAGAATATGAAGAAATTTTCAGAAATGGGTGTAACATACACCCCAGCTGACGGAAAGAAACGCTTTCCAGGTAAAGTAACACGATTGAGTGATATAGTAAACATTCCTATTGAAATACATGATTTTGAAACTGGTATAGACACCAAGGAAGGTGAGAACAGATATTTGGTATCATTTCGTAATCCTGCTAAACAAGAATGGGGAAAGTTCTTTACGGCTTCAGCGGAAATGAAGGGAATTTTAGAGCAAGTCAGTGACATTGAGGATGGTTTTCCGTTTGAGACAATAATTAAAGGTGAAGTTTTTGACGGAGGTAAACGAAAATATAATTTCACCTAACAGGTAAAAGATAACATACGAATCCGCATCTCATCCGCTACTTTTGTTGAAAATCAAAATTCATAAAGATGGAAAAGATTTACGGCACGAAGCAGCGGCAGGATGGGCTTATACATACAGGCCGAACCAAATGGACATTATTTTATGGCTTTGGAAAGGATGATGAGGCAAGTGAAAGAGGTTGGGAGTACCGACATACATTTGACCACAGTCCAACACTTTCCGAGGTTAAGGAACTTATTATCTCTACTATAAATACTGCCACGCAGGAGAAGATCGTGAACGGCTTTATATGGAATGAAAAGCCGATATACCTATCTGCTGAAAATCAATTGAATTTTGCTGCTATAGAACGTAACAAAAATATTCCATATCCACTTACCCTAAAAATCAATGAACAGGAAGATGGTACTCCCATCTACTACACCTTCGAGAGTGTAGATGAATTTATCTCATTCTCCCAGGCAATGAGCCTGTATGTGATAGAAACTGTTCAAAATGGTTGGAAAGAAAAAGACAGTGTAGATTGGACAGTGTTTAATATAAAATAGACAAGAATGAAGAAAAAATTGATTGAATGGCTTGCACAAAGCAACAGGTGGAAACATCTTGTTGGGGGATTTGGCATCGGTATTTGTGCGTTTGATTGGTTTTCTGCAACCTATGCAGGTGTACTTACTGCAGGTGCTTTGGAGTATAAAGACAAGGCATATGGTGGCAATTGGGACTGGATAGATTTCGGCTTAACAGTGGCCGGAACGTGTGTAGGACAATTAGTGAGAACTATCGTATGACGGAAGTGCAACATGTAACGGAGGTGGCTAAAGGCATTAGTGACTATGGCATGATGGCTGTGAGTGCTGCATTTTTTCTTTTGCTTTCAGCAGCTATGATGATAGCACTATTCAAATGGTTTAAGAGTATGATAAACCGCCTTCTGGAACAACAGGAGTGTTTGAATCAATTGCTTGATACAGTACAAGACAATGTGAGTTTGCAACGAAACTTAATGGAAAGACTTCAACCTGAAACCTTACTGCGTATCCGGAATTTGACGGGTTTCGCTTTTGACCTTAGTATCGAACAGGTTTGTAGGTTGATAAAGCGGGTTCGAATAGAGAATCACATAGCTGATCGTGAAGCAACTGTAAACAAAATACGGAAATCACTTCAAGTAATCCATGATGATCGAAAGAGTCGCTTTGACCCTTTTATATATCATGGAAAACCTCTGTCGGAATATTGTAATGAGAATTGGGTGGAAGATGTGGTGAGTGTAGTTGAAAGTGAAATCTATAATGAGGATGGAGAAAATAATGCACGTGCCTATACTAATGTGAAACTTGCATACGACAATATAAAAACGGACTTTTATCAACGCTTAAATAGTTAATTATGAAAATATTAATAGATAATGGACACGGGGAAAATACACCGGGCAAACGTTCTCCTGATGGGAAATTACGAGAATACCTTTATGCACGCGAGATTGCAGAATCTGTGGAACGAGCCTTGCGTGCGAAAGGATATGATATAGAGCGTATTGTGCATGAGACAGTAGATGTGCCATTGGCAGAACGAGCAAGACGTGTGAATGAAATTTGTGCACGGTATGGGGCAACAAATGTATTACTTGTTTCTATTCATTGCAATGCTGCGGGAAACGGCGAATGGATGAGTGCAAGAGGTTGGTCGGCATACACTTCAAAAGGTAAAACAAAATCGGATGAATTGGCCACTATGTTATACGAGGAAGCCGAACAGAATTTTGCCGGACAAAAAATCCGTAGGGATAATTCGGACGGAGATCCAGATTGGGAAGAGAACTTCTACATTTTAGTAAAAACCAAATGTCCGGCTGTTCTTACAGAAAACTTTTTTCAGGATAATAAAGAAGATGTGGCTTTCCTCAACTCAGATGAGGGGAAGCAAGCTATCATTAAAACTCATGTAAATGCAATAATCAAATACGTCACCAAGTATGGGAAAACTTAAGAATATTGCAGTAGTGTTGTTTATGATTGTATTTCTTGCTTCGTTGTTTATGAATGTAGTACATTTTGCAAGTAGGCAACAGAAAACAAGAGATACAACAAGAACAACCTATGTTGATACAATACCATTTTATAAGCCCATTCCTAAAGACAGCTTTGTTATTCGATATGTTACTGAACGTCTTCCTACAGTCTCGAAATTGCCGGAAAACGTACAAAAATTGCCTGAAAGCGTATCAGAATTTCCGAAAATCGTGAAAAATTTCCATGAATCTGTATCAGAGGATAGTGTAGATGTGATTATTCCTATTACCAAAAAGGTATACAAGGATAGTTTATATACGGCATACGTAAGCGGATATAACCCGAAACTTGACAGCTTGGTATTACATTCGCAACATGAAGTGGTAACCATTAACGACTGCTATCCTAGGTCGAGGAAGAAACGTTGGAGTGTTGGTGTTCAAATTGGATATGGAATAGCATTAAGAGGGGTGCCGGAATTTACACCATATATTGGAGTTGGTGTATCATGTAATCTATTCAATTTTTAATTATGACAGATATTGCTTTAACCGTCAATAAAGAAAGTGTATATGAAGAAGTGGCACAGACCACAGCTTATACCGGGGCTAAGATGGACAACGAACTCGCATACAACCGTATTTTCACAACGGATGAGGATAAGAGTATGCTAGAGCGTTTTTGGAATGAAAGCAAAAACACTGCTTGTAATAGCTTGAAAAAAATACTTCTTAACGAAGTCGAAAGAGAGGGGATATATCAGCTTTCGTTGGGGTTATCAAGTTCGTTTGATGAAGCTTTAACAGAAAGTATGGAACGTAGTCTGTTCTCGTTTTTTGTTATGAATATTACGGCAAAGTGGTACACATTTACCAATAAAGAAGAAGCAACCGGATATGCAACGGAAGCGGCTACCTATATGGAGGACGTCATGCGTAAGGCATTTTTTAAAAAACGTCCTATACGTCCTACGTACAATTGAATTATTTTTAATCTTTATTTATTATGGCAGAAAACAAGAAAACATTGACAGTGACCCAACAGGTTAAAGAGCTTGTTTATGATATTCAGAACAAGGCATACTTGACCGGGCAGGCGCGTGAGGCAGAGGGTAAAAAGAATTATGAAGCCGCCTCTAATATGCAAGCGAGTGATGATGAGGAAAACAGCTATCAAATCCGTCGTTCATTGGCAAATGCGTTTTCATCTTTGAAGAGTCTGCTTGGAGAGTATCTTTCAGAAGACAAAAGTACAAGCAACAATCTGATTGCAAAAGAAATTGATGATAATGGTGTACTAGAACTTGCATTCGAGTTGCCGAGTAACTATAACAACTCTTCGGCTGATGCGTTGGGCAATGGTATTCATGCCTACCTTGTAGATATGGCTTTGGGAGATTGGTTTGCCATTACCAACCCGGAAGATGCAGCTTCATACGTACAGCATTCGGCGATAAGTTTAGAGAATGTAAAGCGTGCGCTTTATAAACGTAGCCGACCTGAAAGACCGACTTATTCTTAATGTATTCTCATGGGATATTGTTGTAAGAAACTCCAGCAGACAAAAACAGTAACGCTGACATTCAAACGTTCAGAGTTACTCTATGACGTAGAGAACTGCTCTTTTGTGGAAGGTGATATTATGGAAACGGAGAATGAACATGCCCGGCATCAGGTGTTTGACATTGGACAAAGTGGTAATGTGAACCGGGTTACACGTGTACTCAATCTTACCCATGCAGAATGTGTGGAAATGCTATATCCATATACCAAACAGGAAATCTCGGACGAACAGGAAGCTCTTGATGATATTCTTGTAGCTCCCGAAGAATATCATATTGTACTCACTTTACCGGAGGATTTTTCTTTATCTACGGTGAAGCTACTAAAACATCTGATACACGAGTATCTTATCTGTAAGGTACTTGCAGATTGGATGAGTATAACGAATCCAAGTAGTAAGGCTAATTGGGAGGAGAAGATAATGAGTATCAGAGCTAAGATACAGACATCGCTAATGTCGAGAAAAGGCAAAATAAAACGAAAGTTGAAACCTTTCTGATAAAAGGAAGAGCCGGAGTGCATCACGCATTCCGGCTCTTTTGCTAACAATCTTTCTTAACCTTAATATGAAAAAAACTAACCTATGTAAGTTATCTTGGTTTATTAAGCATACGGGGGGTGAATTGGACGGTAAACCCCAACAAACTTTCAGATTTGTCTAGTTTGCATATTAGTACAAGTCGGAATGCTTTGTATGGTGTGCCATGGAAGCCTCGCATATATTTATCGGTACTACTCCATACTGCATGCCAGTTGAATAAATCATTTGAGCCATACAGAACTTGTGAGACATGGCTACTCTTGAAATATCCGCGTTGTATGATGGTGTCTATCGTTTTGAACATGTTTGGATCATCTATTTTGAACGGACGAGTGACAGCCAATGCAGTAATAGGTTCTATTGTGTTATCAGGCTGTGAGAAATTAACGAGATCATTATCTGAAGTCATAGCGAGTGCATCAGGATAGGAGTTTAAACCACTCATGATGTTACTATGCATCATTCCCCATTGCTTACTATCCATTGAATATAAGTAAGCATAGGTACATGATGGGTTGTGAATGATGATACGTTGGTGTATATAGTCGTAAATCATCCTACATGTTTTTAGAAATTCGCGGAAAGTTAGAAATTGAAATTCTGTTGAATTAAATCTTGTATTATTAACCAATTTATTCAAATGGGGTAAAGAATTGATAGAGAAAGCCAATTCACTGTCCAAAATATCCGAAATACATTGGCTTGTAGAACCGCTAATAAGCATAATACCACGGTCAGTTGCAAATAGTACAGCATTATCAATCTGGGTTATACTATCGGAATTAATACACACATCACGTGTGATAGGCTGGCGGGCAGAGTAGGAACCGGTAGAAGAAACCTCGAGGGCCCAAATTCCATCAGTAGAGAAACAGTAAAGAGGAAATTGACCAAATTGGCCTTGTGATAAAGCCTTTGCGGCTGAACTGAGTCCAATGATTGTACCTGTTCCAACAGTGCAGACTCCGAGAGCGGGAAATGAAAAAGGATCGTTTACATCAGAAGTATATATTTTATTTGGATATGGGATTCCGATTTCTGTATCAGTAATGAGGCTCATATCGGGGGTACTAGAGAAACTCGTGTTGATACTTCCGTATACTCCGTTAAGTGTTTCATGTTTATGTAATTTGCTATATGAATAGGATTTTACTCCATTGTTATCTATACGCTCAATAATAAGCTCTTTTGCATTGATGTTGGGATAAAAGAAGTATGAATCAACGATATTCATTGGTATACCGGAAAGAAACTGTACCATAACTTTTCGTTTCTCGGCTTCAATGAAGATGTATGCTTTATAAGAATATGTTTTCTCAACGGCTTTTTTAGTTTCGTTATCATACTCTCCATTAGCATATTGAAAACAAGATTCAAGTGGGAATGTCGGAGGGATAATAGTTACTCCGGTCAGATTTAGACGTGCGTTGTATGGAAATGCATGTTTTGCGACAATTGTTCCCATTAAATTGCTGTCACCCTCCATTACTTCTTTTGCCTCAAGTGAATTGAGAGCACCATTTTCAATAGAAACAATGTTCTCACCCGATTGTATTTTTTTTACGTCAATGGAAGAGATAAGGTAGAAAGGTAATGAAGAGTCATCATCTACAAGTGATTTACCTGACATTCCAAAGAAAAGTTGATTGGAATTGATTGATTCACTTGCATTATGACATCGATATATTAATTTACCGTTGATATTCTCATTACCGGAGTTAGCGCAATAACTTAAAAATGCGGACGAACCACCCATTGGTCCCAAATAGGCATATGGGGAGATTGATTTGCACATACTGTCCTGATCAACAGTATAGAGTGGGGGAGTGATAAATATATCAATACTCTTAACCAATTCCCCCCATTCGGCTACAGATTCTTTCACTTCATCGAAATTTGTTATCTCGTAATATAATTTTGATGCAACATGCGATACAACCATATTGAATTTGGTGTATAGACCATTGTTAACTTCATAACCTGTATAATGTATGAGATAAGGTATGCCATATGATGGGTAGACTTTTACTGGAGATGAAATGTAGTTGAGGGTTCCGTCATACATACGGTAGGCATATCTTATCATGAATGGGTATTGGAATAATCCTGCTGTTTTGGCATCGGCGGTATATTTATTGGTAAATGCCAATACAGTATCTCTTACAGCTTGGCTGGCTTCTATTGAGAGAATAAGTGAATTAAGAATAATAGACGGAGTAAATCCGGGGAAACTTGCAGATAACATATCCGAGTTTCCCATAGATGCTCTTAGTCGGAAAGAGAGCGATGGAAATACCGGGTTACTTCCCATGAGTACATATGTTCCTGACTTGTAGAGGGCATAAATTATGCCCTCAGATGTGAGTATGATTAATGTGTTTCCAAGTGATGTTACCTGATAGAGTTCTCCAGAAATAGATACTATATCTTCGGGCTGCTTATCAGTGTCGTTAGAGGATAACCATTGTAAGGCGGCGGATTCTGTATCGTAAATTATGTAATGTTTATATACCGAGATGTTGTGTATGTATATCACTTTTTTTCCTTGTGGGAGAGTAAATAAACATTGAGGCTTTTGAATGCCTTTTAATACTCCATCTTCAGGAATAAGATTCATTGCAACTGACAAGTCACCATCTGCACATTCGTAATCTGATGGATTGGCAGAATATCCATTGTACTTAATCTCTTTTATCATATTACAAAAGGTATTTAGTGATAATTGGTAATAGTTTACCGTATTCGTTTTCTGTTGGTTCTCCTACACATAATCTTGCTTTAGCTGTTGCTTTACATTCTTGGAGAATTGCTGTACAAAGTCTGCTTGATGAAGTTCTGAAATGATTTCCTGCCTTATTCGTTGGGAATACCATCGCTTCATGCCTCCCGTTTGGTGAACGAAGTCTAACGTAAAGGTAAAATTCATCTTGGTCAATCATTATGTCCAAAACATCTCCGCGTGAGAGCTGGAGATGTTTTGCGACGCGAGCACTAATATCTATCCTTCCTGATGCGTAAAAGGTGATATCAGCTTTTCGGGTGTTTCCTAATATACTTTGCATTTGGCTTGTCGAATTTATAATAAGTTTTTCCTTGTGGAGTTTTCTGAATTGATACGGACAATTTTACTCGACAGTTATCGGATAGTCCATATTCATAAAGGATGCGGCCGACTGACGGACAGAGCGTTTCAAATCCTATACATTTATACTTGTCGTTGTATTGAATATCGCACATTTGGGTTGCTTGTTCAATAACTGGATTGATTATGAATCCGAATGTATCGTCTCCAGAAATACGGAAAACGAATACACGCGCTGCATCACTCTTCCTGGCATTATTCTTGATATGCAAGAACAAGCGTTTGGAAAGCGTTATCGAGTTGTCGGCAGGGTCGGCAATCACATAATACAGAAGTGATTGCCACCATAATTTTAACTTACTGATAATCATAGTACGAAAGTATGATGAATGATTAGCTTTTGTAGTTTAACTTTTTACTGACGCATTGAGATGTACTCGACGAGAACGAAAGGTAACTGTTTCGACAAAAGTAAACGATAAGGTTGTTTCGATTTCCAATCGATGCCGGTTAGCGGCTTCTTTTGTTGCAAAAATGTAAGAACAGATTTCTTGTTTGGTTGTACCTTTGGTAGCTACAATATTGGCATAATATTTGCGTCCGAAGAGGAACGCAATGATTTCTTTTAATACTGTTGAATTCATAATCTATTGGTTTTAATCTGTGAATAAGTTCTTTTGTTTCGGTTGTTTGGGAGGAGGGATGATGCTATTAACACGTTCAATCTCCCGGTCAATCTCGGCTTCGAGTGCTTTGCAAACTCGTAAATTAGCTTGAGTACGACATTTAAAATATTCTTTTTGCGCTTTGCGCATCAGGACAACTTTGGTAAAGAGTGTGTTTTTGCATCCATTATTTATCTATATTTATATTGTTCTTTAAACATTGAATCCGCTTGTTGAAATTGTTTTGTGAAGCGGTTTTCTTTATATTCTCTTTTGAAAGTCGCGTATGGAACCTTCTTTGTTCTACACCCTACTGTTAGAGTAAGGACAATACACATTAGTAGCATTTTTTTCATTACTTCTTGTTTTGATATTGGTTAAAACAGATTCTTACATAACGATAGAATCGTATGTAGCCGAACGAATAAGAGGGGCATTCTGTATTATCGGATATGTCAATTTGTACATTATAACCTTTCCTCCGCAAAAAACGGGCGGCTATCTCATCAACAGTGTATAGCTTTTCGTGAATGTCCCAGCAACTGGCTTTCCATACAGTTTTAGGACTACCTTTTTTTAGGGCTTTCTTAAAAGCTCTAATGGTTCGTATGATTTCTTTTTTATTCATATTTTGTTTTAATCAATTCGTAATCATCTGGATGGAAATCAAAACAAACTCCTAATTCTACTTGAATGCCTACACGATATTCCCCTTTATCTACATCTTTCCTATCTTGAAAGATAAGAGTACCTCCGTCATGGTATTGTTGATGGCATTGTACGCTATCTTTAATTCTCACTTTTGTACCTTTGGGATACTTATATATCTCACCTTGCTTTAATATCTTATTCATTACTAATTTGTTATGAGAGTTAATACTTCTTCCCATGCATCTTTTCACAGAGTTCGTTATACTTCATTTTCTGCTCGATGTGCCAAAGCAGGTCTATATCTAAGTGCTTGGCAAGCCCGAAGATTGATAGTATCATATCATTCACGGCTGTAGGAAAATCAAATATTCCGTCATATCTAACAGGAAGTGTAGAGATGGAATAGATTGATTCGGTGAAAGTTTCGTCTTTACAGGCTTCTGCCATATCTTCAATACAGTCATCAATATCTCCGTTGGCAAGTTCAAGGCTTATCCCTCGAAGTCCTGCAAGGTCAAGTAAGCGGATAACAGCATCAGCTAACTCTTCCTCTATTGCTCCTTTGATTGTTTCATTGTATGCAACTTCGTAACCACGCTCTTTGGGAATGTCAGGGTCTAACCCTTGACAAATACGACTGGTTGAGATTTTCTTCTCGAACCAATCAACATTAGCACGCTTTCCCCTTCTATCAGCTTCCACAGCTTCCATTAGTTCGGATATTACAAGGCAAAGACAGTGCTCGTTACTCAATTCTTGATCGTGGAAGCCGTGTTCACAAGCGGTTTTATATGCCCTATCACGGAGGGCGTTTAAATCTATTTTACTCATATCTACTCAGTTATTAGTAAACTTTCTGCCATCCAATCTTAAATATGTTAGCTTTAAGGCGGGTTTCAACATCCACCTTGTTTAATATATAGCCTTTAGAATCTACATACTCTCCATCTATGATATATAGATATTGAGTACCCATTGCTGGAAGATATTTATGGGTTAATTTAGCACCACTTTGCATGGCTTTTATTGCTTCTTCTATATTCATTCTATTCTGTTTTACGTTAATTGGTAACTTCATAAAGCACATCCACATGGTTTTACCATGCCTTCCGGTAGTATGGCCGAAGAGTGGTTGCCGATTGATGGCCTTCAATACTTCCCTAACTGTTATCTGATCCTCATTCCATTTGAAAATCAGAACTCCGTAGTCTTCCAGAACACGAAAGCATTCATCTACGCCCTTCTTTATCAATCTTGGCCAATCTTCAGGAAGTTTACCATACTTCTTGGCTAACCAACTATTTTTACCAACCTTTAGCAAATGGGGAGGATCAAACACTACCAGTTTAAAGGATTCATCCAAGAATGGCATATCGGTAAAATCAGATACGATGTCCGGATGAACTTTCAGACTTCGACCGTCGCAAAGAGTATGCTCTTCATCTCTGATGTCAGCAAACAAGGTCAAAGGATTTTCCTTGTCGAACCAAAACATCCGGCTACCGCAACAGGCATCTAATATGATTTTCGTTTCACTCATTACTAATTTGTTTTGAAGGTTATTTAGAATAATGTTGGCTCTTTGTGCAAGTTCCAGTGCCCAATGTACCAATCGGGCAATCATCGCAATAAAAGGTTATACTTCTATAATCTGCGTCACTTCCACATGGATGTTCACTAAGCTCCATAACTTTATCATTCAGAAGCTGTACTTCTTCTTTGAGTTTATCTAC